AATCAAACATAACAATCTCTTAATAAATAAAACAAAAACAATCAATCAACCAACCAAATAAAAACAACAATTGAACATTATCTTCGTAATACTTAATGTAAGTTTGTAAGTTGCTCATATTAAAAGTCTTTTATGTTTTCTTTATGGATAGTATTTTTATTTACTCTATGTACCGAAATGGTTTCTCCTTGCGTTGTAAAGTAGTGAGCATAACCATTATCATAGAAACGATATACTCTCACACCATCTTTCTCAAAAAGGTATTCTACCTCAAAACCATCATCCTTTCCAACTCTTTCTTTTGATATTGGGTCATTTGAACAGGCACCGAAAATCATAGCACCTAGTACTATGATAATCGTATAAAATGTTAGTATCCCTTTCATTACCAGGATGAAGAATAATAGTAATCGGCAGTTGTATCTGATAATGCTTCTTCTAAAATCTCAATTGTGTTCTCAATATCTTTATAGTACCACTCGTCATATTCAGTACCACCAAAGAAGAAACCACTTGCAGTTGGTAGTAATTCCTCTGCTAATGAATTATCGTTTAGGATTTTCTTACATATTTCCAACAAATCTTCTAATTGGCCTTTACTCACACAATACTCGCCACAATTATCTACACCATTCTGTACGTTCTCTACGAACCAACTATGGATTTGGTTTGCTTTACGCCAATAACCAACCTCTTCGATAATATAAGTAACACGTTTAGGGTCAATCTTTACAGATTCACCACCTTTGGTCACTTCCACTTTGTACTGCTCTTCTGATGTTTGATGCTCCCATTGTCTAACATAGGTACGCTTCTCTAAATACATGTCTAATCCCATTGTTTTATTTTTTAAAGTTTATAAATAATTTTTAATAACTGAAACTACATTTTCTATTCTGTTGTAAAGTGCCTTATTTATCTTTGCACCTCTAGCTACTTCAAGCAAATCATCGTAAAGGTAGCCATCAAATAATCCGTATAACATATTCATAAGGTCAAAGCCAGTATTGTAATCAACCTCTTTAATAATATCCAATATCTCACCTCGCGTTGTTGAAGTCATATTGGTGTGTCTGTTAAATCTAATGAAACTCATATCTTATTTGTTTAAAGTGTCTAACTCAATAATTTCTGGTCCGTATTTGATGAACCGCTTTCTGGAATTGAAGATTGCTATTGCCTCCTCTTTTGTAGGAGCGGAGATGGATACTTGCTCATCATCAAAATCGTTGTAACCTGGCACCCAGCCGTAGTAATTAAATTGGTAATTTTTCATAACTTTTATATTTTATTCTTCACAGACCGTAAACTCAATTGCTGGTCCAAAGTCCCAAATCCCCCCACTAACACCCATCCAATTATAAGATGGTTCTAAAATCTCACGCACTTTCTCTCTATCAAATGAATCAAAGTGAATCTCATGCTCATGCGGTTCAGTTAAATACTCACCGATTGCCGCTTCGATTTGTTCAGAACTAGCAATACGATACTCACCATATAGTTCGTTGTAGAAGTCATTACAATACTGAACAAACTCATTAAGGTCTTTCAAAAAACTCGCTGGTTTCATCATCGGAATTGGGGCTTCATTCATCATATCTTTATTGTTTTATGTTTAACTCTTATTACTCTATAAAGGTAAGTAAAATAAATGAGAAAGTCAAGCGTTTCTCAAAATATTTTTTAATTATTTTAACCGATACATAAATAAATAACCACAATCATCATCGTAATCACAATCTTCAACCACCTCATTCATACCACCGATGATGGCTTGTAATTTAACCACATCAACACTTCTCCAATAACCAAATCGGAAAAACACATCGTAATTACCACCCCAAGTTTGTTTGATTTCAAAATCACCAAACTCCGCTTCAATTTCTTTTAATGTTGAAATACTCAATCCGTTTCTCATATTTTTATTTGTTTTATGTTTAACTCTTATTACATAGTAAAGGTAAGCATAATAAATTAAAAAGTCAAGTGTTTTCCAAAATATTTTTTTAATATATTTATATATACTTTGGAGGTTATATGAAATCATTATTTACAAAAGCATTAGTTTATTCAATTGGAACAATTGTAGTTTCGGCTGCGGTATTTAGTATTACTATGGCAGGATTAAACCTTGCTGGTCAAACTGATATTACCAAACAAGTGATTGAAGAAATGGATGAAGTTTTAGGAATCTAAAGCATCAATCGAGAACCAATTAGGAAATTGGATAGTATTGGTGCACCTGGTGCAGTTGATGCATTTACTTTATAGTTGAAACTCAATCCAAACTTTTTAGTAATCTTATAGTCTACCGATGTTCCTAATAAGAATCCAACATTAGTAGTATAACTAACCTCACCCTTACCAGTATTGAAACTTGCACCTGGCGTCATTACAAACACTTGCGGTGATAGAGTAAGTTTCTTTGATTTCTGATATGGTTTAGTCCAAAATACAACTGCTGAACTACTCATACTATAATCTTTACCGATAAATAAATTCACCAAACCTAAATTGTAACCATATACACCATACTTTGGATTTGGTATAATGTGTGTAAAACCAGCTAAAGCCATATAGTTACCAGTTAAATACGCGCCTGTTAGTGAGTAAGAGTTCATAGAAACCATCTTACCTTCTTTAAAGTTCATCTTTGTTACACCACCACTCAAAGCAAATTGCTTTAATGTAGACCATACCATAGAGTTTAATGAATATGTTACATTACCTGCTGCCGATGAACGTGATATACCATTAGTAAGTATAGCTGCAAATTGACCTGGTGAACCTTCTGCTACCGTCAAATCAGATGCAATTAGTAATGGGTTTATATTCTGTGCTTTTTGTTTTTTATCTTCCTTCTTCTCCTCTTTCTTTTCTTCTTTCTTTTCTTCCTTTTTAGATTCCTCTTTCTTCTCTTCTTTTTTAGATTCTGATTTAGATTCTTCTTTTTTCTCCTCACTTTTACTTTCGGATTTGGATTCTGATTTAGATTCACTCTTACTTTCAGATTTGGTTTCAGCTTTTGCTTCTGTTTTAGTTTCCGTTTTACTTTCCGAAGAAGAATTACCCCCACTTTGTGATGAAGATGAAGAAGAATTGCCCCCACTTTGTGATGAACTACTACTTGTTGGTGCTGGAGCAGATGATGTGGGAGTTGATGCAGATGGTGCTGGTGGTGGAGGTGGAACTGCCGATGAAGCCGCTGAATTAGCCGCTCCACTCGCTGCACCACTTGCCGCCGATGAAGCTGCACCACTAGCTGCTCCACTTGCCGCATTAGAGGCTGCCGATGAAGCCGCCGAACTTGCTGCACTACTTGCCGCCGAAGAGGCTGCCGATGAAGCTGCCGATGCTGCCGCCGCTGATGCTGCTTGAGTTGCGGCTTGTTGGGCTGCTTGCTGAACTGCCTGATTTACCGTTTGTTGAACCGTTTGTTGAACTACTACCGTTGTTTCACATCCTTTTGATGAATATGCAGTATATACCAATTGTAGCCACATTTGCATTGCACCACTTTGAACTTCTGCGGGTGTAAATACCTTCATCTGGTCATAGAATGATACGAATGCATTTCCGTTGACATAAGTAGTAGTGGCGATTTTTGTTTCACCACTACACTTATCTATAAACGTCTGTGTAAATGTTTGTCCGTTAGCTTTGGAAGCTAGACAAAAGATAAATAATACACTTAAAAATATTCTTAACCTTTTCAACCATCTGATATTTGCTACTTATATAAATATAAGATTAAAAGTTATATCGTACCCCTAATTGTACTTGCCATTTAGAATTTATTTGGTCTACTGAATATGGTTTTTGTGTTGGTTTACTGAATGAGAATGTTTCACCGCTACCCTTTATCAATCCAACCGATGATGTTGAGTTGAATGAATTAGATATAAAATATGTTTCACCCCATTTATTATTTAGTAGATTTGTTAAGTTGAATATATCTGCCGTTAGTTGAAACCCTTTACCTACATTTTGTACTATCTTTGCATCTATGGTTGTACTCCAAGGTGTTCTACCTTCATTTCTTTCAGTAAAGTTTCCTTTTCTACTACTCAAATATTCATCACTATTTACAAAATCCGTAAATGCTTTTGCTTGTGATGGGTTTGTAATATACTTACCAACTTCATCATCCTTAAAGATATATACTAACCCAGCTGCTTGCGGTGTGTTTTGTAAGTTTCCGTTTACCAAACCCCAAGTAAATGGTGTACCACTTTGTGAGTTTAACACCATAGATACTTGTGTTGTCTTAAATCTTTTTGTAATTTGAGATATGATACGATGTCTAATATCAAAGTTTGAATATGCTAATGATGGGTCATTAGGGGTTAGCGATTGGTTCAATGTCCAATTACTTTCCATAGAATTACGGATACCATTTGTTAAATCCTTTGCAACTCCGTATGTATATGCTCCGTAAATATCCAAACCAAATGGATATGATTTATTTACCGATGTTGTAATTTGGTATCTATATCCTTTATCCGTATTTGATAATAGGTATGCATTTGATAAGTTTGAGTTTATCTTTGCTCCACTATATATTGGCATTTGCTTTTGAGTATCAAATGAATAGTATGTTGGGTTTGTTGTTATGATGTTGATTTGTTGGAACTTCAAATCGTTTATCACTTGCGTATATAATCCCTCTACTGAAAACTTATATCCACCAATCGTTTTATCTACTGCCAAATTACTTCTCAATACGGATGGCATCTTAAACCCATTATCAATTAAATCAATTTGAGTTAAGTTCTTCTGTCCGTTGTTGAATGCAAATTGCTTTGAACCATCTTTGATTGGGTCACCAACATTTGTAACTGATGCTCTATTGTTCAAATCAAATGAACCAAATCCTATACCATCGTTGTAGTATGCGTATCCTAACCAAGCAAATGGTATTCTACCTACAAATACACCACTACCACCTCTTACCACTAAATCATTATCCAACTTCCAATTGAAACCAAAACGAGGTGAGATATTGATGTTGTTGAAATAATCGTTTGTATAGATGGTAGGTGTTTGTGAACTTAATGCTGGTTTGTTTGGTAAGTTTGTATAATCGAAACGAATGCCAGGTGATAGTTTTAAGTTTCCTAATTGTATTTCATCTTGTAGGTATCCACTTAATAAGTTAATATCAAATTGTGCATATGGATTGTTGAAGATATATTCTCTATCGTTGTTTTGGAAACCATAGAACCCCCTTACTCTATTTACTTTTCCAGCTAAATAATCATCAACTGATTTGTATGAAATTCTACCATTCCAACTATTCACAAAACCATAATCAATTTTGTAGAACTCATTATGTGTTCCAATTAAGAACGAATGATTACCAACTGAAAAATTAAAGTTGTTTGTAAACTCAAATGTTTTTTGTTTTAAGTTAAAGATAGTTGCTTCTCTTTCGTTACCAATAAAAATTGTTCCACCATTATATGCAATCTCCGTTTGTGGGAAACCAAAGTTCTCGCTTAAAGGAGTTCTATAATCGTGAATATCAGTATAACCTAAAATCAAAGAGTTAGATGCCGAACCTAAATGTGAACGCAATTCCATTACCGTTGATGATTGAGTTACGTTTTGTTTGAAATCTTGCGAACCAAAACGGAAGTTAGCTGCATCTCTTTCCAAATTGGTAGCATCCGAAATAGTTGTGTTGTTTCTTAATGTTAATTGATTATTATCGTTGATATTCCAATCTAATCTATTGAAGAACTTTTTAGAATTAGAAGTGATATTGTAATCTTTGTAATCACCTACGTTGTAACCATATTTAGTTTGAGTGTAATCGCTTATTTTCTTTGCCGTAACCCCATCTACCAAACCACCAGAGTTCGTTCCGTAGAATACAGGTTCATTACGATGTGTAATTTCTTCGTTTGTAAATAAGAATAGTTTGTTTTTGATTAAAGGTAATCCAATACGGAAACCCGTCTGAACATCTACATAATCTTTTGTTGTGTTAAATCCTGCCAATGCTCCATTTCTACCAAATCCGTAGATAGAACCTTTAACTTCGTTTGTACCACTACGAGTAATTGCGTTGATTGAACCTCCTAAAAAGTTTCCAACCTTTACATCATATGGTGCAATATATACCTGAATATCCTGAATTGCATCTACTGATATTGGTGATGTACGAGTTGATGAACCAGGCATACCAGATGTACCTCCTTGTCCACCTAATGATGGAGAGAACCCAATTGCATCGTTGTTGATTGTACCATCTATCGTTACATTGTTATAACGAAAGTTTGTACCTGCAAATGAATTGTTGATTGATTGTGGAACTAACTTTGTGAAATCAGTTATTGCTCTACTTAATGTTGGGATTGATTTAAGTTTCTCTTCTCCTAAATAAATACCAGCACCCGTCTTTGTACCACCTTTGGATGCAGTTACTACTACTTCGTTTAGTTGTGTTGTTTCTTCTTCTAATTGTACATCTAAATCATTAGAACCTAATGATAAATATACCCCATCTTTTTCCAATGGTTTGTAACCAACTGATGTTACTTTAACTTTATACGGTCCTCCCGTATTCGCATTAAATATATGAAAAGTACCATTTACATCCGCAGATGATGCGTATTTAGTTCCAGTAGATGTAAGTGTGATTTGAATTGTGGAACCAGGTAGTGTTTCTCCCTTCTTGTCTTTAATTGTTCCGTTAATTGTTGAATTTGTAACCTGTGAAATTGCCGATGTAGAAATCAACAATGCTAAAAATAAAAATAGTTTCCTCATTATTGTGTTTTTTTGTTCAACAATAAGTAGGAAACTATCTTATTAAAATACCATTTCGTATGTTACGAAATTGTTAAATGTTTACCCAATTTTCCAATGCTTTAATATAACCATCACCCATATGGTCTATTACATTTTTACCTGAAAATATTGCTTTGATATATAACCAAAATGATTTCAATGATTTATCATTTTTCAATCTATTACCATTTGTATCCAATCTCACTTGATGATTTACATGATGAAATCTAATGTATGGTGTATGTGTTACTAAATCGTTGTTATGTACTATTCGTAAAGTATCTATACCACTATTATCATAGTTATCCTTAAATACTTTATTACCCACTCTTGGACTACCAATAGTTGTTGCACTAACATTGTAGTGAGGATAGTGTTTCTTTATTGAGTATGCGTATAAAGTTGCCACTGCTCCACCCAAACTATGCCCACTAACTACAATATCCGTAGTTTCACCTTGTAGATTTTCTAATGCAGTATTAATAGCATCGTATGTATCACCTACTACCGATTCCCAGCAATATTTAAATCCAATATGAACCTTTTCACCATCTTCGATGAATGGTACTTTATCAATTGAAGCATCGTTTTGAAAATCCTTCTTTGATTCACTACCTCTCCAAACTACATATATAGTTTTATTTCTCGTAGCCACAAATCCTTGTGTGTCTGATTTTTTATTCTCAATCCACTTTACTAACTCCAATCCATACTCACTCCAATTTATCTGGTCTTTGTTTGAATAAGCTAATACTGCTAATTTTGAATTATATAATGCTTCTTTTCTTGTCATAATTCATTATTTTGGGAACTTACCCTTTTTAATCATTCTCAAAAGGATTCTTGCACACGCAATATCCAATGCTTTCTTTGTAGATGTACCGATTGTAGATTGATTGAATTTAACATCCGATAGATTATCATCGTTCAATAATGATAGTTCACGAGTTGTAGTTGCATCACCCAAACCAGATGCCCCAAATACCTCACCAGTCTCTGCATCTGTGAAACGAACTTGTAAACCTAAACGAGTAACCATTTTGTTTTTAACACCATCCTTCATATTGATTGTTTCATCCTCACTAATAGAGAAATCATATACCTCAATAGATACAAAATAATGTGCTAATCTAATCTTACCTCTACCATCTAACTTATCTTGGGAAATGCCCGCTTGAGAAGCTTGAAATTGTTTAACCATTCTATTTTTGATTTCGGTTTTGTCCTCTGTAAAAGTAAAACGGTTAAGATTTTCAAGGTATTCCATAGATATATTCGCCACACCAAGACCCACCTTCTTTTCTTTAAGTTCCGGATATTGTTCCAAAATTTCATCGCTGATTCCACATTTTAAGATTTGAATTGGAATTGTTGGACCATCGTAGTCCATCAACTCACTTATGTCCACTTTTGTTTCAAAACTCGCTTTGTAGTTTTCCGTAGTAGTCTTTCCAACTACCTGTCCCTTCACAACGAAGGTCATTAATCCCATCGCTAAAATTAGAAATATATTCTTCATATCTTATAGTTTTTTGTTTCCTATAAGTATATAAAAAAAGGGAAAAACTTTCGTTCTTCCCTTTTCAATACATTATCCTAATTCCTCTTCCTCTCTAATAGGTTCTGGCTTAATACTATCCAAATGATTTAGTTTATCATTTTCGGCTTTCTTATTAACAAACTTGTCAACTGAACCAATACCAAATGAACCTAACGTTAGTGTTAAGAATGCGTTGAATACATACTCATTTATTACTAACTCTTTTCCCATATATCCAGTTACTAAATCAACTGTGATACATGCTACCATTACTACGAATGATGCAAAACCGATTACTGATTTTTCGTTGATGGTATTATCATCATCAAACAATTCTTTAAAAAAACCCATAGTTACTCCCTTTAATTTTTAGTTAATCTATATTATGGTGTGCTTCATCGTTTTCATTTGGAGCTGCTGCACCGCCTGTGTTTGATAAGGATACACCGTCTTCCTCGTCCATTTTTTGAACTAACATTTTATCTTTGTCTGTATCAGAGAACCAATAATCTATAATCTTACCATAAGAACCAATAAATGCTCCTAATAATAATAACAATAGTTCTTTCCATTCACCTTCTACTTGCGTTCCTTTAACTATGGCAACAAATATACCACCAATAATTAACATAAACCCACCCAATACCATAGCAGTGATGAGCCATCTACGCTTCATCATCGCATTTAATAGTTCTTTAAAACCCGTTGCTTGTTGGTTTTCCATACTATATTACCAAGCTGCTGGTTTCTCTTTGAACTCGTCTGCTTCTTTTTTAGGTTTTGGAGCAGGTGCAGGTTGTGCGTTTCCACCACCAACTGCTTTCTCTTTAATAATAACAGTCTTTCCACCACCAGCACTTTGTTGTTGTGTTTGAGTGTTTTGGATGTTGATAACTGGTGCAGCTGCTGGTTGTGCGGCGGGTTGCTCACCACCACCAAACATTTGCGAACCTAACCAAGCTCCACCTGCCGTTACTATTGTTCCTACTGTGCCTATGACTGTTTTTAACAATCCTGACATTGTTCCATCATTTTGTGATTCTTCTGACATAATCTTTGTTTTTGTAATTTGTTACTATAATTTATTAAAATCTGCTACTCCTAATGCATTTCCTTCCATATCAAATAAAGCAATTCTATATGCAGAAGATGGTAAAGCGTTTGCGTATATTTTCAATACGTTATTTCCAGCTTTTATATCAACCTCTTCTTTTGATACTGATTTATTTTCTATGTTTAATATCTTTACTATATATTTTCCAGCAGTTTCTGCTTTTACGTTCATAGCAACTTCTTCTTTTACGAATGGTGTTTCTACTTTAATACCCATATTACCAACTATTTGTAATTTTTCATTTACTTCTGTTGGAATTGGTGCAAACAATTCTTCATTTTGACAAGATGCTAATAATCCAATTGCCAATATTGATGTTACTATTTTTTTCATTTTATTTTTATTATTGTTTTTCCTAATTCTTTTTTAGTAACATCTTCCAATAACAGATATAAATATCTACTTTGTAACGATTTCGTATAAATCTTTCTTACATTTTCTCCACTTTGCCCAATAAACTTATCTCTACCTACTACTTGTCCACTTTCTTTGTCTATTAAAGTTAATGTATAAGTTCCTTTTTCTGGTAAATCAAAGTGTAGAGATTCTCCATTTGTAACACTACTTTCACTTACACTAAATATATCATCAATTGATAATCCTTCCGGCATTACCAATTCAGGTCCACTACACCCAACCAATAGTATCAAAAATAAGTATAGTATCCTTTTCATTAGTTCATCTTTACTTTTAGTGATATACCTTCTTTGTTTACCGCATCTGTTGCTGAAACTGATGTTAAACCTAATGTACCTCCAATACCAATTAATGGTATAAATGTTATTTTGTATTCTGTATTATCATCCAACAATCCGTTTCCACTATAAATCAAAGAACCAAAGTTTATATACTTACCACTATCGTTTGAAAAGTTTGTAGGGTTTCCGGTAGTTGTATATTCTGTACCTTCGTATTTTAATGCATCACTATCATAGTTTAGTTTTAACTGAATACCTTTTAGTGATTGTCCTAATGTATTTACTTTTACACTTACCACTACTTTACCACCAACTATTTCACTTGATACATATGTAGAAACCTCCATAGGTATAGTTAAGTTCATAGTACGATTTACACTTGCAGTAGCTTGTGTATTTTGTGCTATTGTATGTGATAGGTTTACATCTCCTTTTAATGCTACCACCACATTATACACATAATCATTTACACCAGTTTCAACTGCCAATGGATAGTTTGCTCGGTATGGTCTGTTTACCGTTGTCCAATTTGATTTAGTTATACCATCGTATGTACTTTTATTTATGAATCTAAATAAATTATTCTCATCCCAAGTAGAAACTATCGGTACTGCACCTATTACGTTTTGTAATATTTTGTATGAATCTTTTTCATCAAATACATTGTTTCCATCTATATCTCCGTTTAAGAATTGAACACCATTTGTAAATGCTTTACTTTCAGTTCCACTCAATCCTCTATCCGCCAACTCTTGAAATGCCAAATACGCATCACCAACAGTTAATACATTAAAATATAGATTCATTAAATTATTTCCAGGTAATTTAGATAGATACATAACCATATCGGTTTTGTTTTTATTAAAATCGGATGTATTAACTACACTACCATTTGTACCCAACGTTAAACCAGCTGTTGCACTAATTGCAGTTGGACCTGTTAAACTATATGTTTTTATAGACCACTGCGATGGATTTATACCACCTCCAAAATAAAAATTAACTTTTGATGATGGAACATCTATGGGGTTTATCACATTTGCCGAATAAAAATCTGTAAAGGTTTGTGAGTCTGGGTTAGTCCAAGTTCCATATTCAATTACATATGGGTTAGTCCAATTGTTTGATAAATCGTTCCATTGATTACCATTCCATTTAGTTACTGCATAGTTCTCACTACCATTTGCACCGTTTGGTTCACCGGGTGCCCAGTTATTATACACACCTGCTATGTTTCCCGCAAACTGTCCGTTTTGAGTTTTCATTACAGTTCCCTTTTCAGGTCCTGCATCAATTACCCATCTACCATCCACTACCTCATCCGTTGCTGCAAACCATATATTAGTTTGTGGTACGTTTGCTTGGATAAATGCATCTTCATCTGCGGATGTTAATGTTAATAAATAACCCTTCTGTCCTTTGAATGTTGTTAATAATGCTGCCGCCCTTGCACCCGTATAAGTATCTCCTGGTGTTACTGGTTTGTAAAAGTGTCCGTTGATTGGATTGTAATAAAACCCAGTTGGGTTTAATGTTGCCGATACGGATATTTGAACATTACCCGCAGTTGCACCTGTATTTATTTTTAAGGATGCCAATGCATTGTTTATATTTGCCATTGTACCCGTAAAAACTAAACGAGCTTTATTACCCGTTAAAGTAAAACCAGATGCAGGTGTTAGACCAGTTGTTGTAGTTAAATTGAAAGTTGTACCCGTTGGTGGATTGATAAACCCTATTGATGCTAATAAAATATCAGTAGAAGTAAATCCATTCAAAACAAATCCACTACACGCCTGCCCACTTACGTTTAATTCAAACTTTTTAGAGGCGGGTTGTGTAATGGATTGTGCTATGGATATACTACTGGATAATAATATTAATATTACAACAAGTAGTTTTCTCATTACTCTACATTTAATCTAAACTTATTTCCTTTTCCATCTACCGCATCTGATAATTCAGTATAGAATAAACCAGCAGTATTAGTTAGAGGAACGTTTGATGTGAAAGTTAATTTATATGGTGTACCAGTTTTAATTCTTGCAGTTTTGATTTGGTCCATAGAACCAAACGTCAATCTACCATCTTTATCTGTTGAGAAGTTAGTTATAGATGAACCAGCATCAAATACAATACCATCCAAAGTTAATTTAGAATTATCATATTTCAAAATAACTTCCAATCCAGCCAATCCTTCCTGCGATAAATTACCAGTTAATATTACCTTATTGTTTTCAATTTTAGATGTTAAACTTAAAGTTGCAGTTCCAGCCACCTGATTTGCATATATTCCCTTACTGGCAATAGTTCTATTCATTGTTCCTTGACCACCTGTACTATTTGCAGATATTGGTGAACCTGGATTAGATGAGTGTGAAAAATCCAAATCACCACCAAACGCATATGAGAATAATTCTACCTGATTTGCTGAAGTTATATTAACTACGTTGTTTGATGGTACACCACCTACTATGTTTGGAAATGCAGATTGTTTTGTTGATATAAAATTTAATTCAGTTGCATTTTGTTTTGTTATTCTTGCTTTTGAAGATACATCTTGTCCTAAAATGTGTGCAAATAAGTAATAAGCATCATTTGTATTAAAATCACCATCATTAGTGTTATATTGCCAATTACCTTTTCAATTGCAGGATATTGGAATACTGTTGATGTACCAT